CCGATGAGTATTTGCCAGTAATGCTCAAGCACTTAAAACCTTGCGCCCTTAAAGTGGATGCGTTTCAGCAGGCATCAAGGCAAACATTAAGTTCAGATATAGAGCCTGATATTGAAGAAGATTCCTTTATTGATTTTAAGGTACATCCAATCACAATCGGCACCGATAGAAAGAAGTGTATTGATATGAACACTTCAGCAAACCTAAAGGGAATTTATCCAAAAAATATTGGCAATAATGTAGAATGGAATGGCACAGATATGGTTGGCCCAGGGGGTGGACATAAAGTAAATCTTCTTAGAGAATACATAAAAGACTTACCTGATTGGGATGTTGTTTTATTTACTGATGCTTATGATGTTTTGTATAACGATGATCTCGAATCAATAGCGCGAAGATATATTGGATTTAATTCTAAGATTGTTTTTGCCGCAGAAGCTGACTGTTGGCCAGAACCTGAATTAGCTGAACAATTTGAAGCCATCCCAAGAGAAGGAGTTCAAGATACCAAATACAAATATCTTAACAGTGGTTTATTTATCGCGCAGGTTGGTGAGTTGAAAGCAATGCTCGATGCTGGCGAGGTTGATGATAGCGGTGATGATCAGTTGTTTTATCAGAAGCTGTTTCTGACTAGAAAATATGACATAAGACTTGACTATGAAGGATATTTGTTCCAATGTCATGAACCAGAAGTCACTTTCAATGGTAGTGGTCAGTTCTATAATCCGATTACCAACTGCTGCGGGTGTATTTATCACGGAAATGGTGGAGATTCGGCTAAACAGAAATATGATTCATTAAGCACAGCTATAAAACAAACTTCACCTATGTTATATCTTCCTGTTTATGATAGAATTGATTTCATAGATAGGGATATGTTTGTTGTTGATTTCATGACGCAATCACAATGTGAGGATATGATAGATATTTCCGATAGGCATGGTGGTTGGGGCAGTTTGTCTTATGATAAATTCCCAGCTCAGGAAATACGGCTAAAAGAGCTTGGTTTCTGGGAATCTATGGTGAAACATTGGCAAGAACATATCAACCCAGTGGTCGAAAGAATTTGGCGCCCAATGGAAATGTATGGTCTGCGAGATGCCTTTGTTATGAGATATTCTGTCGACACGCAAAAAGAGTTGGCTTTACATACTGATGCCAGCCTTGTAACTGGTTCGGTGAAATTGAATGACGATTATGAGGGCGCTGATCTTGTGTTCCCAAGACAGAATATAAGCAATAAAAATATTCCTGTCGGCAGGGCAATTATTTTCCCAGGAATGGTGACGCATGGGCATGAATGTACCGAATTGACAAAAGGGACAAAATATAGTTTAACTATGTGGACTTCAAGATATTCGGGCGATCTGATCTAGCGAGCATATCAATTTAAAAGAAATAATGGGTTATCCAGCTTTTATAAATAGAGTCAGAAATCTAATAATTTTGAGACTCTTAACATGGCAAACCCCACAACAAGAACAGAACTAAAAAAATATTGCCTGCGCCGACTTGGCGCTCCTGTCGTTGAGATTAATGTTGACGACGATCAAGTCGAAGATAGAATTGACGATGCCTTAGAATTTTATAGAGATTACCACTATGATGGTTCTGAGCGCACATTCCTAAAACATGAAATAACAGAATCAGACCGCACCAATGGATATATTACCGTCCCATCAAATATTATGGGAGTGATAAATGTATTTCCGTTGGGAACTGGATTACAAGCAAATAATCTTTTCAATTTAAGATATCAAATCACACTCAATGAAGTTCACGACTGGGCGAGCGAGAAGATACAACATTATGTCGCATCGATGGAAAGAATTGCCCTTCTTGAAGAAATTTTAGTCGGCAAACAGCCTTTACGATTTAGTAGACATACCGACAAATTGCATATTGATATGGACTGGGAACTCAGAACAACTGTTGGTGAATATATAATCATAGAATGCTACGCAGTATTAGACCCAGACACTCACACTAGCGTTTGGGGAGATTGGTGGTTGCGGCAATATACCACTGCTTTAATTAAACGGCAGTGGGGAGAAAATATGAAAAAGTTTGAAGGAATGCAGCTTCCAGGTGGCGTGACATTTAATGGTCAAACTATTTGGCAAGAAGCCAACGAAGAAATACTTAGACTTGAAGAAGAAGTGCAAAAGAAATTCTCCATGCCAGCCATGGATATGATAGGCTAAAAATATGCCAACAACAAATTTGTATTTTAATAATTATAAGTTCACACAAGAGCAGAACTTAATTGAAGATTTGATCATCGAATCAATTAAGATTTATGGCATTGAATGTTACTACATGCCAAGAACTCTTGTGAGTGAAGATTTAATATTTGGCGAAGATACCTTATCTAAGTTTGACCACGCATACCCAATAGAAATGTACATCAAATCTGTTGATGGATTTGAGGGAGAAGGCGATTTCTTATCCAAATTTAATATTGAAATACGAGACGAGATGGTTCTTACAGTTTCTCAGCGAAGGTTTGGTGAGGAAATATCTGATACAGATACAACTGAACAGATCGGCAGACCCGCAGAAGGGGATTTGATTTATTTCCCACTTAATAATAAAGTATTTGAAGTTAAGTTTGTTGAACACGAAGCAGTGTTCTATCAAATGGGTTCTTTACAAACATATGACCTTCGTTGTGAATTGTTTGAATACAGCCACGAAAGGTTGGATACTGGAATTGCTGCTATTGACGCAATTGAAGAAACTTATGGTGGCGACACTCTCAATGAATTTCTACTTGAATCTGGGTTCCTTCTTCTTAATGAAGATGGCTCGCCACTTGACCTTGAAGATTCCAAAACGCCAGAGGATAGCGACAAAGGGGCAGCTAATGAGCAATTTAAGTCTAGCGTGATAGATTTTATTGACTTCAGCGAAATGAACCCATTTAGTGAAGGAGGAGATTGGTAATGTTTGGAACTCACTATTACCATGGTGCGATTAGAAAATATATCATTATGTTTGGCTCGATGTTTAATGACATCGATGTTGTTAGATATGACAACAATGGCATCAGGACTCAAGGCATTCGTGTTCCGATTGCATACGGTCCAAAGGAAAAGTTTCTTGCTAGAATAAATCAAGATCCTGGATTGGATCGTGCTGTGGCAACTCAGTTACCAAGAATGTCATTTGAAATTACCGACATGTCATATGCGCCTAATCGCACATTAAATAAACTACAGAGAAATACAAGTATTGGTGAAACCAATAAAACGATGGCTTCTCAGTTCACGCCTGTTCCTTATGATATAAGCATTACATTATCGGCTATGTTTGCTAATAATGAAGATGCGGTTCAGGTAGTTGAACAAATACTCCCTTACTTTAGACCAGAATTTACACATAGTATGAAATTGGTTCCCGAGACTGGTGAGTATTTTGACATTCCAACAGTTCTACAAGGAATGACAATTGAAGACACTTATGAGGCAGACTTTCAAACTCGCAGAGCTATTATATACTCTTTTAACTTTGTCGTCAAGGGTTATATCTTTGGTCCAGTTTCAAATAAGGGAACTATTAAGAGAACTGTCATTGATATCACCATTCCGACAGGCGAGAATGGAACTCCAACAGAAGGTCCACAGAAAAAGATTACACTTACTCCTGGGCTACTTGCTAATGGCTCTCCGACATCAAACTCATCAGCAAGTATAGCAATAACAAATATAAACGCTAACACAAATTATGGGTATGCGTTTGATAGTCTTGACTTTTTTGATGGAAAAGAACGACATGAGCATTAATTATGAAAAATATAGTAACAGACAACTTGAACGAAATATTTGATGTAGAATCTGAACTGGTTGATGATGAACCAAAATCATTAGCCAAACCAGTTTCTGATGAAAGATCTCAAAACCATTCCGATGATATATCTAATGATTACAGATATGCTAGAGAAAATCTGTATGATGTTATCGAAAAGGGTTCCCACGCTCTTGAAGAATTGCTTAATTTAGCCAAGGCGAGCGAACACCCAAGAGCGTTTGAAGTAATCTCTCAACTTACAAAAACTTTGGTTGATGCTAACAAAGATTTGCTCGATATTCAGAAAAAGGTTAAAGAACTCCGCAAAGAAGAAGAAACTCAAAAAGGTCCAAATAATGTTACCAACGCTTTATTTGTTGGTAGCACTTCAGAGCTACAAAAGCTGATTAATGGTGAAAAAGAAGATGTATGATTATAAATGTAAGATAGTAAAGGTGGTTGATGGTGATACGGTTGATGTCGACATTGACTTGGGATTTGGCGTTTGGTTAAACGACGAGCGAGTGCGGATTATGGGAATAGATACGCCAGAATCCAGAACGAGAGATAAAGTCGAAAAACAATTCGGTTTAGCTGCGAAAGAAAGACTCAAAACCTTACTCGGAAAAACAGCAGTCCTCAGAACGCAAGTGAGTAAGTCTGGTGAGGACATGAAGGGCAAGTTTGGTCGTATTTTAGGCGATTTTGATGTTTACGATTCTAAGACTGATTCCTGGAGACCAGCGACTAAAGTGATGATCGAAGAAGGTCATGCTGTAGAATACCATGGTCAAAATAAAACAGAAATCCAAGAAGCGCATTTAAAGAATAGAGAAAGGCTGATTTCCGAAGGGGTCGTTTCTCTTGGCTAGTGAAACATATAATGGTAATCAGCTTCTAAAGCGCAAAGGCGTTCAGATACAGTGGACGCACGATCAAGTTACAGAATTTGTTAAGTGTTCTCGAGATCCAATTTATTTTGCTGAAAAATACATACAAATAGTACATGTTGACCATGGGTTAATCCCCATGCAGTTATACGATTATCAGCGAGAGATTATTGAAAAGATCACAAACAATAGGCGTGCTGCTGTTGTTACTTCTCGTCAGGCTGGTAAAACCACAACAGCTGTTGCTGTTATTCTGCACTTTATATTGTTTCAAGAGCATAAAACTGTAGCACTACTTGCTAACAAGGGCGATGCTGCTCGTGAGATTCTTGATCGAATTAAGATAGCATATGAGGCTCTACCGCAATGGATGCAGCAGGGCGTTGTTGAATGGAACAAAGGTTCTGTACAATTTGAAAACGGATGTAAGATTATCGCTGCCGCAACTTCTTCTTCTGGTATTCGTGGTAAATCGGTATCCTTTCTGTATATTGACGAAACTGCGTTTGTTGAAAATTGGGACGAGTTCTTTGCTTCTGTATTCCCGACTATTTCATCTGGCGACACCACTAAGATTTTGTTGACATCAACTCCTAACGGTCTTAATCATTTCTATAAGACATGCGAGGGCGCTCGAGAAGGAACAAATGGATATGAGTTTGTGGAAGTTTTTTGGAGTGATGTTCCTGGGCGTGATGAAAAGTGGAAACTCGAAACGCTACAATCTATGGACTTTGATCATGAGAAATTCGCACAAGAATATGAGTGCCGATTCATTGGTAGTTCTGGTACACTAATTGAAGGTAACAAACTCAAAGCGTTGGTGCCTAGAGAACCTTTAATTCAAAACGGTGGAATCACTATGTACGAACGACCCAATGACGATGGAATAGATGCTTGCGTTGTTGATGTTTCTCGCGGTAAAGGGTTGGACTATTCGGCATTTCAGATAATTGATATAACAAAAATGCCATATAATCAAGTTTGTGTCTATCGAGATAACTATATCACTCCAGCTGAATATGCTGAAGTAATATATAGAACGAGTAAATCATATAACGATGCTACCGTATTAGTAGAAATTAATGACATCGGTGAACAGGTGTCAGAATTGCTACATTTTGACTTTGAGTATGAAAATATTTTATTCACAGAAAGTGCTGGTAGATCTGGCAAAAGAATATCTGCTGGATTTAGTAAAAGGTGCGATAAGGGAATACGAACAACAAAAACAGTAAAATCAGTTGGCTGTTCAATTTTAAAACTATTAATTGAGCAGGATCAGCTGATTATTAATGATTTTCAGACAATACAAGAATTATCTACCTTTTCAAGAAAAAGGAATTCTTATGAGGCTGAATCGGGAGCGCATGATGATTTGGTTATGTGCCTTGTTTTGTTTGCTTGGTTATCAGATCAAGCATATTTTAAAGAAATGACAGATATAAACACTTTGATACAGCTCAGAGAAAAGTCTGAGCAAGAAATGATGGAAAACTTATTACCTTTCGGCTTCTATGATGACGGAATGCCAGAAGAAAATGTAATAGAAATGCCCACGCAGAACCCATTTGACGATCATGACTTCATTACTGCTGGGAACTTCGATCAATACTAAACATTGAGTTTTTATAAATATCATCGTTGAATAACTATAAAAACTCTATTTTAAGGAGAATAGCAATGCCTTTCCAAGTAAGTCCTGGAGTTAATGTAAGCGAGATCGATCTTACAACGGTAGTTCCTGCTGTTTCCACCACAGAAGGTGGTTTCGCAGGTCAATTCCGTTGGGGTCCAGCTAATACTGCTGTATTAGTCGACTCAGAAGATCGCCTTGTAAACATTTTCCAAAAACCAAATTCAGACAATGCGACTGATTTCTTCACCGCAGCAAACTTTTTAGCATATGGCAACGCACTTAATGTGGTTCGAGTTGTCGGTTCTGGAGCTTTAAATGCTGCTGAATCAACTGCTGCTTTAATTGAGAATGAAGATTCTACTATACCAACCACTGACAATTTCTATGCGAAATATGCTGGTGTTTTGGGTAATTCTTTAAAAGTTTCTGTTTGCCCAGACGCTACTGCGTGGCAATCAACAGTTTCGCTTCCATATGCAATTTCTCGCAATAGCGACCAACTCGCAATTACTTCTGCGAATACTGCTCAAGTAACAGCAGCATTTAATGTTGGTGATATTGTTGATCTTGGACCATCAAGCGATAAGCGCAAAATACAAACTATCGGTTCAAGCGCAAACGCAACTCATGTAATCATCACACTAGAAAGCAAATATTCTGGCGCTGATGCTTCCGGAAGCAGCGTTGTTCGTAACTGGGAGTTCTCAGGAAACTTCGATGAAGCGCCAACTACTACTACCAACGGAACAGCTCTTGGAGCAACTGGTGATGAAATTCACATTGTTGTGGCTGATGAAGATGGCCTGATCACTGGAACTAAAAATGCTGTTCTAGAATCTTATGCGAGCGTATCTCTTGGTACAGACGCTAAAACTGAACAAGGTGCTATAAATCACTTCGCTGATGTGATCAATCAACAGTCTGCCTATATTGCTGCTTCCACTAAAGCGCTATTAGGCTCTACAACTTTGTCGGGAACAACTTTCAGCACTGGCGGTGTTGTAAGAAACAGTTCTCTGGTTAATGGTGCTGATGGTTCAAATATCACAAGCGAAAACAAAATTATCGGCTATGATCACTTTGCCTCTGCTGAAGATATTGACATTTCTTTCTTGTTGGGTGGAGATGCCAATGCTACTTTGGCCACGCATTTGATCACCAATATCGCAGAAAGTCGTAAAGACTGTATCGCAGTTCTTTCACCTGAGCGTGCTGATGTTGTTAAAAATAATTCATACGCTGGTAAAGAGCGTGATGATATCATCGCATTCCGCGACACACTACCATCATCTTCATATGCCGTCTTGGATTCTGGCTGGAAATATCAGTACGATAAGTACAACGATGTTTATCGCTATGTTCCCTTAAATGCTGATACCGCTGGTCTCATGGTTCAAACTGATTTGACTCGTGATCCTTGGTTCTCGCCTGCTGGTTACAACCGTGGTAATGTTAAGAATGCTATCAAACTTGCTTATAACCCAAGCAAAGGCGATCGCGATCAGCTCTACAAGAAAGGAATCAACCCTGTTGTAACATTCCCAGGACAAGGTACTGTATTGTTTGGCGACAAAACTTTGTTGTCAAAACCATCTGCCTTTGACCGAATCAATGTTCGTAGATTGTTTATCGTTTTAGAAAAAGCTATCTCTACTGCTTCTAAATTTACTCTGTTTGAGTTCAATGATGAGTTCACCCGAAGCCAGTTTACAAATTTGGTAGTTCCATTCTTGCGTGATGTACAGGGTCGTCGAGGCATTACTGACTTCCAAGTTGTTTGTGATTCCACTAACAACACTGGCGAAGTGATCGACCGAAACGAATTTGTTGGTGACATCTATATCAAACCAGCTCGTTCCATCAACTTTATTCAGTTGAATTTTGTAGCCGTGAGAAGCGGTGTAGAATTCTCTGAAATAGTTGGTCGCGCGTAATAAATATAAAATATAGAATCGGGAGATACAATAATGGCTTTTAATGTAAATGAGTTTTCTGGTGCTTTGAAGGGGGGTGGCGCAAGAGCCTCTCTCTTCCAAGTTCAGATAACTAATCCAATCAACGGTGTGGCTGATGCGCAAGTACCATTTATGGTTAAGGCTGCTCAGATTCCTGCCTCAACTCTTGGAGTTATCGAAGTTCCTTACTTCGGTCGGCAGGTAAAAATTGCTGGGAACCGCACTTATGCTGAATGGTCACCTACAATTATCAATGATGAAGACTTTGCTGTTCGTAATGCGATGGAGCAATGGTCAAACGCAATTAACACCGCTCAAGGTAATGTGACTACAGCTGGAGGCTCTGCTCCCAGTTTGTATAAGTCAAATGCTCAAGTTACTCAATATGGTAAAGACGGAGCTATTCTTCGTATTTACAACTTTGTTGGTATTTACCCAACAGAAGTTGGCGCTATTGACTTGGCTTGGGACAGCGAGGCTATCCAAGAGTTCCCAGTAACATTCCAGTATGATTATTGGGAAGTTTCTGGCGGTACTACTGGCGACGCTGGCGGGATTTAATCCTATAGTTGATCATGGGGTGTCCATATAAATAAGTATGACACCCCAATTATTATGAGGATAATAGCATAATGGCTATCGAATTATTCGGATTTCAGATAGGGCGTAAAGAAGATGCGTTGCCACCAACGGTGCAATCTTTTGCCCCACCACCAAATACAGACGGAGCATTAAATGTCACCGAAGGTGGTGCTTTTGGCACAACTGTCGATTTAGACGGAACAGCCAAAAGTGAAGCAGCATTAATAACTCGCTATAGAGAAATGACGCAACAGAGCGAGTGCGATAAAGCAGTTGATGATGTCTGCAACGAAGCAATTGTTTTTAATGAAGATGGACAATCCATAAAAATTGGTTTGGATGATATTCAGCAACCACAATCAATAAAAAATAGAATTCGAGAAGAATTTGAATTGGTTTTGGGTTTAATGAATTTCAATAATCAAGGATACGATATATTTAGAAACTGGTATGTCGATGGAAGATTGTATTATCATATAATGATTGATACAAAAACGCCAAGAGATGGCATTAAAGAACTACGCTATGTAGATCCTCGAAAAATCAAAAAGATGAGAATTGAAAAGCGTGGTGACCAGAGCCTCTCTGGCAATAAGCAGGTTATGGCTAAAAAATATGATGAGTATTTTGTATATTCATCAAGAGGCGTTTCTGCTGGAAATCAAGGAGTTAAGATATCTCCTGATTCAATTGCTTTTGTTCACAGCGGTGTGATGGACGAAAGAAATAGCATGATTTTGAGCCATTTAAATAAGGCTGTAAAACCACTTAATCAGTTGCGTATGCTTGAAGATGCGACTGTTATTTACCGTCTGGCTCGAGCGCCAGAGCGTAGAATTTTTTATATCGATGTGGGTAATTTACCAAAGGCAAAAGCCGAACAATACCTACGAGATATGATGGTTAAGCATAAGAATAAATTAGTGTATGATGCTAATTCAGGTGAAATACGGGATTCAAGAAAACACCTGACTATGCTTGAGGATTATTGGCTTCCTCGTCGCGAGGGTAGCAGCGGAACTGAAATCACCACTCTTCCAGGTGGGCAAAACCTTGGAGAAATGGATGATGTTGAATACTTCCGAAGAAAATTGTATGAATCATTAAATGTGCCAGTATCAAGATTAGAAAGTGATGGGCAGTTTAATGTGGGAAGAGCTTCCGAAATTACAAGAGATGAGGTTAAATTTTCTAAATTCATCTCTAGGCTGAGAGGTCGTTTCTCTGAGTTATTTTATATTCTGCTAGAAAAACAGCTACTATTGAAGGGCGTTATAACTAAGGATGAGTGGGCTGACATTAAAAAGGATATAAATTTTGATTTTGTTGAAGACAACCACTTCACCGAACTCAAAGAAGCTGAAGTTTTAAGAGAAAGATTATCACTTTTACAAGATGTTGATCAATTTGTTGGTAAATATTATTCAGAAGCTTGGATACGAAAAAATGTATTAATGCAGTCTGAAGATGAAATTGAGAAAATTGAACAAGAAATTTCTGATGAAGGTGGTAATGAAGAAGAAGAAGATTCTGAATTTTAAGTATAAATATATTTGGAGATGATTATGAGTGAAGAACAAGAAGTACAAGTAACAGCTGTTGATGCTGTTAATATGGCAGCAAGCGGTGATGTAAATGGATTTAAGTCAGCTGTTAATGACTTACTTATGGATAAAATATCCGATGCTGTAGAATTAAAGCGAGTTGAAGTTCAAAACAACTTTATGCCTGCTGAAGTAGAAACTCAAGAAATAGAAAATAAAACAGAGGAATAGCAATGGCTGTCAAAAGATTTAAAGCATATGTCTCAGAAGCTGCATCAGGCGCTCGTCCGCAGGATAGTAAAGTTGAGGGAGATAAGTTAGAGCCAAGAGCTAAAGGCGAGCAAGATTTTAAAGCCAAGCACAAAATGACTGTAACCAAACACCCTGTTGCTGGTGATCATCAGTTTGATGGCGACCGTGCTGAAATTACTGAAGCCAGTTGCCCATCTGATAAAAAGAAAACCAAAAAAGAAAATACTTGCCCAGAGTGTGAGGGTAAAGGTGAAGACTGCGAATGTCCTGAAGATGATGAGGATGAGGAGTCCGATTTATCTGAAGGAAAAGTTGTAGATCAGCTCCAAGATATTGTAAAAAGAAAAGCTGCAAAAAAAGTTAAGTTTGGCAACGGTAAGAGCGAAGAACTCGATATGACTACTGCGTCAGCGTTGCTAAATATGTTAGATAAACTCAAGCCAGCTAATAAAGCAAAGGCTGAGAAAATGTTGGAAAAATCACCTGAGGGCATGTTCCAACTGTTAGATGTTGCTTTTGGAGGCAAATAATGAAGGTATTAGGTTCTGCTGTACAATTAGCTGCAGCAACTACAAAACTAGATACTGCTGCTGCTGTTCATATTGGTAATACAGCTGATAGTGTTCTAGCAGTAACAATCAGAAATGCTGCTGATGATGCTGATGTAGGTTCTGTTTATGTTGCAGCCAAAGGTCAAATACAATTGACACTAGGTGGTGGTCTTGGTATTAGAGGCGCTACTACTTTTTATGCGACTCCGATAGCATTATCTGGAATTTAATTTAAGGGCACTAAGATGAAACTAATCTGCGAAGTAAACGAAGATATCAATTATCTGACAGAAGCCAAAGACGACAAGGGGGGCAAATCCTACTTCATTGAGGGCGTTTTCCTACAGGGCGATATTAAAAACAGGAACGGTCGTGTTTACCCTGCAGAAGTTTTGGATAAAGAAATTCAAAGATACACTAAAGAGTATGTAGATAAGAACCGCGCGTATGGCGAATTAGGTCATCCTCAAGGTCCAACTATCAACCTAGAGCGTGTATCTCATATGATTACAAAATTGCAGCGTGATGGTTCAAATTTCATGGGTCGTGCAAAAATTATGACTGAGACTCCATATGGCGCGATTGTTAAGTCGCTTATGGATGAAGGCGCTCAATTGGGCGTATCTTCACGAGGTATGGGTACAGTTAAACCAAATGGAAAAGGCGTGGCAGAAGTGCAAAACGACTTTTACTTAGCAACTGCAGCTGACATTGTGGCGGATCCATCTGCTCCAGATGCTTTTGTTCAAGGTATCATGGAAGGGAAAGAATGGGTTTGGGAGAACGGAATCATCCGTGAAGCGACCATAGCCGATTATAAAAATGAAATTAAAACTTCCTCTAGAAAGGAGCTTGAAGAAGCGAAATTAAGAGTGTTCGAAGATTTCATTTCTAAATTATAAGTTTTTATAAATAAATGCGTCAAACTAATTAATATTGTACAGGAGATTATCCTATGTCTGAACAAGACTTAAAAGAGCTAGACGAAACTATTGCCGAAGAGCAAGAAGTCGTTGAAGCTGTTAAAGCTGAGGATGAAGTAGATGGTGAGAAAGCTGCTGATGAAGTTGCTGCCACTGTTAAAAAGTCCGCACCCGCAAAAACATCTTTACCTAAAACAAAAGCTGGCATGATTAACGCGATGCTTGATGCTGTTAAAGGTAAGAAGAAAGACGAACTGGCTGCTTCTTATGAGTCAATCATGGCTGCTATGAAAGTTGAGGGCTTTGAAGTTCCAGCTGAAGAAGTTGTTGAAGAAGCCCAATCTATTAAAGAAATTCGTCAAATTAGTTCTGAAGACATTTCTGTAGCTGAAGATGTAGAAGCTATGTTTGGTGGTCAAGATCTTTCCGAAGAATTTACCGCTAAAGCAACTACTATTTTTGAAGCTGCTGTAGTATCTAAAGTGAACGAAATCCTTGAGTCTGTGACTGTTGACTTCGAATCTGAGCTTGAAGCTGAGAAAGTTCAAATCACTGAATCCATCTCTGAGCAAGTAGACTCTTATCTTGAGTATGTTGCTGAAGAGTGGATGAAAGAAAACGAACTAGCTGTTGAGCAAGGCATCCGTGCTGAGATTGTTGAAAACTTCATGACTGGACTTCGCGGTTTGTTCTCTGAAAACTACATCGATATTCCAGAAGAAAAGGTTGACTTGGTTGACGAGTTGGCTTCTAAAGTTACTGAACTTGAATCTTCTATTAATGAAGAAATGGAAAGAAACATCGAACTTCGTAAGGAGTTGGTAGAGGCTAAGAAATCAGCCATTCTAACTTCTGCTTGTGAAGACATTACTGAGTCTCAAGCTGCTAAGTTGGCTTCTTTGTCTGAAGGCGTTGAGTTTGAAGATGAAGATTCTTATTCTGCTAAGCTGGAAACTCTGAAGGAAAGCTATTTTCCTAAAGAAGAAATTGTAGCTGAAGAAGTAGTAATCGATGACGAGCCTCTTGAGTTGACCGAAGAGGAAACGCCAGTTGCTGATCCTAGCATGGCTGCATACTTGAATGCCATTTCAAAAAGCATTAAAAAGTAACATTTTATAAATAAACTGTAATAATAAAAAGGTCTTATTAAAGGAGAACCTAAAATGTATCAAACTGACGAACTTCAAAAGAAGTGGCAACCTGTGCTTGAGCACGCTGATCTTCCCGAGATTACTGATGCTCATAAGCGTTCAACAGTAGCCACATTGTTAGAAAACCAAGAACGATCTGCAGCTGAACAAGCTGCTCAAAGCGGTGGCGCTCACAGCCCCACTCTTTTGGGTGAAGCTGCTCCTGCTAATGTATCTGGCGGTGTCGATACTTTCGACCCTGTACTGATCAGCTTAGTGCGTCGTTCCATGCCAAACCTGATTGCTTATGACATTGCTGGCGTACAGCCAATGACTGGACCTACTGGTCTGATCTTCGCAATGAAATCTCGCTACAGCACTCAGTCTGGAACTGAAGCTCTGTTCAACGAAGCTGATGCTTCTTTCTCTCGCAGCCGTCCTGGTAACACTGCTTCTCAGGTTGCTGCTAACGCATCTGTTGGTGCTGCTCAAACTGGAACTGATCCTAGCGATCGTTCTGCTTCCACAACTGGTGGTGGCTATAATGTTCACACTGGTATGACTGCTGCTCAAGCTGAATCTTTGGGTGGAGCTGCTGGCGATCACTTCAACGAGATGGCTTTCTCAATCGAGAAAATCTCTGTTACTGCTGTAAGCCGTGCTCTGAAAGCTGAGTACACTATGGAACTGGCTCAAGACCTGAAAGCTATCCACGGTCTGGACGCTGAGCAAGAACTAAGCAATATTCTGTCTTCAGAAATCCTTGCTGAAATCAACCGTGAAGTTGTTCGTACCATTAACTACTCTGCTGTTGCTGGTGCTACTAAGAATGTTACAACTTCTGGTACTTTCGATCTGGACACCGACTCTAACGGTCGTTGGTCTGTTGAGAAGTTCAAAGGTTTGATGTTCCAAATCGAGCGTGATGCTAACGAGATTGCTAAAGCTACTCGTCGCGGTAAGGGTAACATCCTGATCACTTCTTCTGATGTAGCTTCTGCTCTTCAGATGGCTGGTGTTCTTGACTATGCTCCTGCTCTGGCTAATAACCTGCAAGTAGATGACACTGGTAACACTTTTGCTGGTGTACTGAACGGTCGCATCAAAGTATACATCGATCCATACTTCTCTGATGCCACTAACAACTACTACACTATTGGCTACAAAGGAACTAGCGCCTTTGATGCTGGCTTGTTCTACTGCCCATATGTGCCTCTGCAAATGGTGCGTGCGGTTGGTGAGAATACCTTCCAGCCCAAGATTGGCTTCAAAACTCGCTACGGTATGGTTGCTAACCCATTCGCTACCAATGACGGCAACGGCATCGCTGCTCGCCTTGGTACTGGAGACGGTAACAAATACTACAGAATTGCGCGTGTTGCTAACCTTATGTAAGATAAAAACTAGATCTGTTCTAAACAGGCGTTTTAAGAGGCTCTTCGGAGCCTCTTTTTTTGTCTCAGAAATAAGTTCGGCTTTGTCAATCATTATAAACAATCCTTATAAATATATTGAGAAACCAAATAGGAATCGACATGGCTCTACAGGGCACACAACCAGACAATAAAAGTTTTCTATCACCGATAGGGTTTAGGTTCTCTTGCAACCGTTTACCGCATGTAAACTATTTCTGCACAGCTGCAACTATTCCTGATATATCTTTGGGTGAAACAAGTTCAATAGATAACCCATTTATCAAACTTCCAGTTCCTGGAGATAAGTTGACATTCGGCAGACTCGATCTGACATTTCGTGTTGATGAAGACATGAAGAATTTTCAAGAAATCTATAATTGGCTAACTGCTTTGGGATATCCTGATAACTTTAACCAACGAGCAGCAATAGGTAGAACCCAAACTTCAGTCGGCGATGTTTATTCTGACGGTTCTCTTATGGTGACCACAGCTAATATGAAACCAAATATTGAGATTGCTTTTGTTGATATGTACCCATCATCCCTTTCTTCATTGGAGTTTGATATTGAAAACACTGATGTTGAATATCTCAAAGCAACTGTATCATTCGCTTACAGGAAATATAGTTTGACTACCCTTTCATAGTATAGTATAATATATTATTTTATTTTTGTTTTTGGAGATGTGATTTGAATATTGAAAGTATAGTAAAGGAATGGGACAAGGATTGTAAAATTGATGAAACAGAACTTGGTCGAGAAAGCACCAAGATACCCGAAGTCCACAACAAATACATCAAGATTTTCATGGGTGAACGAATCATTCTGTTCAGGCTCAGAGCAGAAGCAAAAAAGGTTCGCAAAACTTTGATGGAATATTATCTTGGTGAGTTGGATAATGAGGAACTGGCAGAGCTTGGTCGAGATCAATTCTATAAGAAATTATTGAAGAATGAAGTTGATACCTATATAGAAGCAGACGACTTGATGATTGAGACCAATTTAAAGCTCGGGATGCAAGAGGAGAAAATATCATATCTCGAAGCGGTTATTAAGAATATTAATAATCGAGGGTTCCAAATTAAGTCAGCGGTTGACTGGGCGAAATTTACAACAGGATAAAGATGGAAGAAATCCACATACATAAGAAGAACGAGGTATATCTCAAAGTAGATTGCGATCGCGGTATCGCGATGGAATTATCCAGTTATTTTGAGTTTGAAGTTCCTGGCGCTTCTTTTATGCCATCAGTTCGAAATAAAATGTGGGATGGTAAGATACGCTTGTTTAATGTAAATACCATGCAAATATATGTGGGTTTGATTGAGCGGATCAAAAAGTTTGCGAAAGGCAGGGACTATAATGTAATAGTACAAGATGGTCTTGAAGATACGATTGACATACCGCTAAATGGGCTTGAGAAGTTTCTAAGTGACGGTAAGTACAAACCAAGAGACTACCAGCTTCGAGCAGTTGCTCACGCAGTTCGCAATCATCGAGCATTAATTCTATCTCCCACTGCTTCGGGTAAGTCTTTCATAATTTATTGTTTGATTAAGTATTATCTTAGGAAGGAATGTCAAAAGGCTCTTATTATCGTACCGACTACTTCTTTGGTGAGCCAGTTAAACTCAGACTTCATAGACTATTCAGAAAACCTACAGTTTTATTATACCCACTTAGTCGTTGGAGGTCAAGAAAAAAATAATGAAAAAGCGAAAATAATTATCAGCACTTGGCAATCCATCTACAAACAGCCTAAAAAGTATTTTGATCAGTTCGATTTGATCATAGGCGACGAAGCCCACTTGTTTAAGGCGAACTCGCTCACTAAGATTATGGAGAAAATGACTGAGTGTAAGTATAGGTTTGGCTTCACAGGTACGCTTGACGAGTCAGTTACCAATAAACTTGTTTTAGAGGGTTTATTTGGTCCAGTGATGCGGGTGATTACTACTAAAGAATTGATAGACAATAAAACCTTATCTGAGTTTAGGATTAAGTGTCTTGTATTAAAGTATTCCGATGCGACTCGCAAGCAAGTAGCAAGATCAACATATCAACAGGAAATGGACTTTTTGGTTGCTCACGAAAAGCGCAACCAGTTCATAAAAAACTTGACTTTGACGCGAAAAGGTAATACACTTGTATTATTCCAATATGTGGAAAAGCACGGCAAGCCTCTTTATGCGCAGATAGAAAAAGAAGCTGAGCAAGGTAGAAAGGTTTTCTTTGTATATGGCGGTGTTGATGCCGATACTAGAGAACAAGTCAGAGCAATAACGGAGAAAGAAAATGACGCAATTATCATCGCATCTTATGGCACTTTTTCAACAGGGATTAATATTAGAAACCTACATAATGTTATCTTCGCCAGTCCTAGTAAGTCTCGTATCCGCAATCTTCAATCTATAGGTCGTGGATTAAGAAAAGGTGACAATAAAGAAACTGCAACTTTATATGATATATCCGATGACTTGTGTCATAAGTCTTGGAAAAATCATACATTGAAGCATTTTGCTGTTCGGGTTAAGATGTATAATGAAGAAAATTTTGAGTACAAGCTGTACAATATAGGGATTGAAAATGGAAATAAACTTACAAGTTAAATTGGATACAGAAAAAGAACAAGACATGCAAACAGTTGAGGAATTGGTTCTATTGCTCAGAGAAATCGCAGAAAAGGTTGAAAATGCAAATTAGTATGATCAAACTGGTCAGCGGAGAAACGCTCCTCGCTGAGATTATTAATGACGGTGAGTGGGAATTGAGGATAAATAACCCAATTGCCATCACCATTAAAGTGCTACACGCTCCTATTCTTATGTCTCACATGTGGATGCCTTTTGATGATCTTGATAATCTTTTTTCGATTCGTCATGAGCACATAATAACCACAAAAGAAGTTGACAAAGATATGATTTCGTATTATAATAATTGTATTGAAGCTATACATGAGAATATGACTTCAGAAGAAACATTCTTAATAGGCGCAAAGAAGCCCGAAAAAGAAGAAAGTGTCGTTGATAAAATCAAAGATATCGTTGATCAAATTGAAGAACGAGCAGGATTTTCTGCTAATACTACAATACATTAAGGAATAGGTTATGGCGAAAGATGCTAAAAAGAAACCATATTATGTTGACAATAAAAAGTTTTTTGCTGCAATGTGCGACTTTAAAGAGGAGGTTGTCGCTGCAGAAGAATCAGGAAATCCAAGACCAGTGGTTCCGGATTATATCGCCGAATGTATTATGAAGATAGCGACGCACCTTTCATACAAGCCAAACTTTATCAACTATACTTTCAGGGATGAAATGATTTGTGACGGTATTGAAAACAGCTTACAGTATATTGACAACTTCAATCCCGAAAAATCAAATAACCCATTCGCATATTTCACTCAAATAATTTACTATGCGTTTCTTCGTAGAATACAAAAAGAAAAGAAGCACCTATATGTTAAGATGAAATACTCTGAGCATACTAATGTTCTTGGAGAAACTGCTGATACTCAAGATCACGATAGTGGTAAGAACTTCAATGATGATGTAAAGTATAGTGAGTGGACAGAAGAATATATGAAAGGGTTTGTCCAAGATTTTGAAGAAAATAAAAGACGAAAAGTTAAGAAGCGCAGAACTGTTGAGGACTGATTGTGAGAGTTGGATTTACCTGTTCTACATTCGATTTACTTCATGCTGGTCATGTACAAATGTTGCGCGATGCTAAAGAGCAGTGCGATTATTTAATTTGCGCGCTTCAAGTTGATCCTAGCGTTGACCGCGCAGAGAAAAATGCACCAATACAGACTGTAGTTGAGAGGTACACTCAGCTCAAAGCTGTTGGATATGTTGATGAGATTATTCCATATGGAACCGAATCAGACCTTGAGGATATTCTAAATTTGTATCACATCGATGTGCGCATATTGGGTGAGGAATATCGCGATAAGGAATTTACTGGCAAAGACATATGTCGAAAGCGAGATATTGAACTGTATTTTAACAAGCGGGATCATAGATTCAGTTCTAGTGATTTGAGAAAACGAGTTTGCGAGGTTAATTTGTGAAAAAAATAACTTGCCTTTTGATAGTATTTAAGTTATAATAAAACTTTTTCAATTCAACATTAACAACCGTCACTGAGCGGTATAGGAGGGTCTGTAGATGAAAGTTGCTTTAATCACAGATACACACTTTCGGTGTTCGCAATGATAGTATTAAATTTCTAGATTACTTTGAGAAGTTTTATGGTAAGCATTTCTTCCCTGAAATTGAAAAGCGAGGGGTTGACACCATTATTCACCTTGGAGATATAGTAGATCGCAGAAAATATATCAACTATGTCACTTTGCGTCGAATGAAAGAAATGTTCTTCGAGCCATGTAAACGACAAAATATCGATCTTCATGTAATTATTGGCAACCACGATGTTCCCTATAAAAACACAAATGAAGTCAACTCTATGAATGAGTTGTTTGACGAGTATGGTCATTATGTCAAGTATTATTCTGAACCAACCGATTTGACTATTGATGGTCACGATATACTTCTCATGCCTTGGATTAACAATGAAAATTATGCCCAAGCCATTAAAGCTATGGAAGATACGCCTGCTCAAGTTATGTTTGGTCACCTTGAGATTGCTGGTTGTTTGATGGATCGAGGCAATGTAAATGAGCATGGAATGAAGGTTAGTGATTTCTCGAAGTTTGATCTTGTTTGCTCTGGTCACTTCCACCATAAATCTACCACTAACAATATCGAATATCTGGGATGCCCATATGAGTTGACTTGGGCTGATTATGGAGACCCAAAGGGGTTTCATATCTATGATACTGAAACGAGAGAACTTGAGTTCGTTCGCAATCCATACTCGATGTTCCACAAAATATTCTACAATGAAGCCGACAAGACCATGGATGAGATTCTTGATGTTGACTTTGATGGATTTGCTGATACATACATAAAAGTGGTAAGGCAAAACTGCGACAATCCATATTGGTTTGATATGTTTATTGATAAGCTATACAAAGCCAATCCAAATCATATACAGATTGTTGACGACCATATGAACCTAAATCTTGAAGAAGATGATGATATTGTAAATGAGGCAGAGGATACACTTACAATACTGAGTAAGTACATCAAAACCTTACCAGATACCGTTTCTAAAAATAAACTTGACAATCTGGTTCGTTCGTTATATAATGAAGCATTGACTATAGAGTGAGGATACTCCAATCGTTAAGTTCACTGAGGTTTCGTGGAAAAACTTCTTATCCACAGGAAATGTTAAAACTGTCATTCAACTTGATCGTTCTCCAAGCACAGTAATCACTGGAGAAAATGGGGCAGGCAAGTCAACAATACTTGATGCCTTGACTCTTGGGTTGTTTGGTAAACCGTTCCGGAATATCAAAAAGAATCAGCTTATAAATTCTATCAACAATAAGGGTCTTGAGGTTGAGATAAAGTTCAGCATAGGATCTGTTTCGTATGTTGTTCGTAGAGGTATGAAGCCACACTTCTTCGAAATAATTAAGAACGGAAAGCTGATAGATCAACCAGGATCTGTTCGGGATTACCAACTACAGCTTGAGAATCAGATACTCAAACTGAATTACAAATCGTTTACTCAAATTGTAATATTAGGTAATGCTTCGTTTACTCCATTCATGCAGTTGACTACTCGAGATCGAAGGGAAGTGATTGAAGATTTGCTTGATATTCAAATATTCTCAACCATGAATACATTGCTTCGAGATAGGGTTTCGGATAACAAAAGAACATTGAATGATGTGTCGTACAATATCGACTTAACTGCAGAAAAGATTGAAGTACAAGAACAATATCTTCTCAAGGTTAAGTCAGATATAGAAAAGCAGATAAATGACTTAAAATCCGATATTCAGACTTATAAGGATTCATACGGCTCCGTAGAATCGCTTCACAGCTCGTTAAGTGATGAGGTTGATACACTTATTCAATCCATTTCTACTAAAGATAAGTCTTCAGCCAAGTTTGATAAAATTAATTCGATCCTACAGAAGCTGAAAGATAAGTCGCAAAAAGCTGAGAAGCGTGCTAAATTTTATGACCAAAATGATAACTGCCCAACCTGCGAGCAAGTAATTGCGCTCGAGGTGAAAGCAGATAAGATAAAAAAGACTCAAGAAGTTATAGACACAACATCTAAAGCTATTTCTGAATTGAATCAAGAGCAAAAGTCATTAAACGAAGAATTAGAAAGAATCAAAAATGTACAATTGGCAATACAAAACAATCAAAATAAGTTGCGTGATTGTAATACTCAGATGAACTTTTATCAAAAATCTATTCGTGATGTTGAACAAAAGATTGAAGATATTGAACTTGAACAGACTGGGGATAATGACTCATCTGAAAAGTTAGTTTCGTTGAGGAAGGATTTGAGCATATACCAAGATAAGAAAAAAGAATTGGTTGAGCGTAAAGAAATGTATGATATTGCTTCGGCGATGTTAAAAGATGGTGGAATCAAGGCTAAGATAATCAAACAATATGTTCCTATCATTAACAAGCTGGTCAACAAATATCTTGCTGCGCTTGACTTCTTTGTGAACTTTGAGTTGGATGAGGAATTTAATGAAGTTATTAAAAGTCGCCATCGTGACGAGTTTTCTTATGCTAGTTTCTCTGAAGGAGAAAAGACTCGAATTGACATCGCCTTACTACTTACATGGCGAGCCGTTGCCAAACTCAAAAACTCAACAAACACTAATCTTTTGATATTGGATGAGGTGTTTGATAATTCATTGGATGTTACTGGCACTGATGAACTGACCAAATTGCTTAATGACATGACAGGAACTAATGTATTCATTATTACTCATACAAAGGGTGATGTTTTGATGGATAAGTTCCGAAGTCAAATACGATTCGAGAAAGTGAAATCATTTAGTAGGATAGCGACATGATATACAAATTAGTAGATAAATATGATCCGATACTGAGTCAACCTGCTGAGAAATTTGATTTTGATAATCCTCAGTGCGACCCAGTTGAGTTATTTGAGAATTTAAAAGAAACTATGATCGCGAATCGTGGGGTTGGATTGGCTGCTCCTCAAGTTGGGATTCCACTAGCAGTGTTTGTTGTTGGTCATCCAGATGACCCTGACAATGTATTTCCTGTATTCAACCCGAAGATTGTAGATAATAGCGGAGAGGTTTATGAGGAAGAGGGGTGCTTATCTTTTCCTGGATTGTTCATTAAAGTGAAACGGCCAGCTTCTATTCGGGCGAGATATACTACTCATAACGGTGTGACTGATACTATCAAATTTGGTGGGTTTACTGCTCGAGCTTTCTTACACGAATATGATCATATTATTGGTCGAACCTTTTTAACCAGAGCAAGTTCTTTTGCTGTCGAGCGAGCCAAGAAGCAGAAGAAAAAGCTAGACAAACTGAGGCAAAATAATTCTAAAAAAATAGTTTGACAATAAGTTTATTATGAGTTATAATCAAAAGATGTTACAGGTATTAATGTTGGCTTGTTTATCTGGGTTGGTTGAAAACGATAACAACCTTTGGGGCATTCTTTGGTCTCTTCGTAGAACTGAAGAATTTTGGCAAGAAAGTTGTTTGGTGGAGTTGAAATGAAAATATTGGTTATGGGTCTTCCAGGTTCGGGTAAAACATACTTGTCTGAGAGAATTTCAAAATATTTAGATTGCGCTTGGTATAATGCCGATTCTGTTAGAGAGATGGCTAAAGACTGGGATTTCAGTAAAGAGGGCAGAATTCGTCAATCAAAGCGTATGCGCACCTTTGCTGATTTTGAAAGCGATAATGGTAGAACTGTTATTTGTGATTTTGTTTGCCCAACTGAACAAACCAGAGAAGAATTTAATGCGGATGTGGTTGTTTGGATGAACACTATTAGAAAAGGTAGGTTCCAGAATACCAATATGATATTTGTTCCACCGCAAGGAGCATTTGTCGATTTTACAGTTGCAGAGCATTTGAGTGATGTTAGTATTTGGCGACTGGCTGATAGTATAATTGAGAAGGGAAGTATAATTGATAGGGGTAGTAAATGATGGTTGAGGTTATTACAGCAAAAGAATGGTTGAATTGCGAAAATCGCCTTGGTGAATACATGGAAGATTCTGACTATGACTTGTTGGTCGAGGGGGATACTGACTTTTATGCTCCACCAAAGTTCGGTGAGGAAAATGGGGAAGAAAACATAATCTTCAAGTATAGAAGAAATGTATTCACTTCTGATGAGCAAAAAGGCGCTTATGATGGGTTGCTTGAAGCAGCGCAACCAACTCAGAATCGTGGGTTGGCAGCAGGGGCAACTCGTGGTAAGCAAGGAGGCACTTCTGATGAATCTAAAGGCGGTCGAGATTGGGTTACGGACTGTCATTTAGAAGTTCTTGATTATTTCATGAATCAGCGCCAATCTCTTTTTGACGATGGGGGCGTAGATGCTATCCTAGCCAAATATGAAGGTAAAGAAAGTGAAGACACTCGTGGTATGGTTTGGTTGAGAACTAAAGTCACAGATGCTGGATACAACTATTCAACATTTTTCCCAGCTAAAGTTGAAGAGTGGAAGGCAATGTCTTCAGCTGATGCTGCTAAGGATGCTACTCTCATTCGTAAGACATTTATTTCAGATACGACCTATGCTAACGCAGTTAATTCTGGCATCGCAGGTTTCTTTGATCGCTATCCTAGAATCCCATTCGGTCGAGCAACTTCATATACTGAACATCATCGTGAGCGTTATGAAAAATGCTATCCTTTCATGCGCAAACTTTCTAAGAAGTTTGAAGAGCTTCTTCCTCGGCGTTATGGTGTACAAAAATCATGCGCTGACAAGATTGACTCACGATTCCGAGTTGCTGGTGAAGATACACCGTTTACCACGATTACTGTAAACAAGAACTTCCGAACTGCTGCTCACCGTGATGCGGGCGATTTACATGAAGGTTTCTCAAACTTGACTGTGGTTGCTAACGGTGACCAACAGTGGTCTGGAGGTTATCTAGTTCTGCCTGAGTTTAGGGTTGCGATTAATATTCGTCCAGGTGACTTGCTACTGATCAATAACCACGCTGGCATTCATGGCAACACCGAACTACTACCACCAGAAGGCAAAACACTAGCAGATATGGAGCGCATCTCTCTTGTTTGCTATTTCAGAGAAAATATGCTAAAATTAGGTAGTTGGGAATATGAATCGATTCGTAGGAAGTTTGTTGACGATCGTAGAACTAATAAAGAACATCAACTATGGAAACCTTTGTGGAATGGCGTCAGTCCTAGTATGTGGGATTCTGACGAGTGGTATGTTTATCTCGAAGAAAAGGGTGGGCGTGATATGTTAGTACAATATCACCCTGAGGCTGTTGAAGAAAAGTCATCGTTGGAGGGTTTCTTTTGATAGTGGTAACTGGTTCGGCAGGGTACATTGGCTCTGCTTTAATGAGAAAGATGTCAGCTCTTGGTTATGATGTTGATACATGGGATATTCGTCAGCCGATGGAGACTCCCATGGAAAATGTCAAGTGCGTTGTTCACTTGGCAGCATTGGTCAGAGTAGGGGAAAGCGTAAAACAGCCCTTAGATTATTATGATACAAATGTGAATGGCACTATGAATGTCATCCGTGCGTTTCCTAATGCTAAGATGGTGTTCGCATCCACGGGTGCAGCGTTTTCCCCAGACTCTCCTTATGGTCACTCTAAAGTGCTGGCTGAACAAATAGTCAAAGATTGTTGTGAGGAATATACTATATTTCGTTTCTATAATGTTGGCGGTGGTTCGCCAACCAACCCAGAAGGGTTGCCGAGCAATATTCAAAAGGCAAAGAAAACTGGAACTTTCACAATTTATGGTGGCGATTATGAAACCAAAGACGGAACTTGTGTTCGGGATTATATTCATGTTGATGATATTACTGATGCGCTTGTCCGTGCGGTCAAAGAACCAGCAGCCATGACTGATTATGAGCCATTGGGTTCGGGTCAATCATACACTGTCAAAGAATATATCAAAGCGCATCAGTCTAAATATGGTAAATCTTTTGATGTAGAAATTGGCGAAAGGCGAGATGGCGACCTGCCGATATCTGAAGTTCCGTTTGTATCAAAGTTTATGACACCAACCAAAACACTTGAAGAGATTGTATAATGAAGATTAATATTGCGATTCCGTCTTATAAAAGATCAGAAACTCTGCGTGATAAAACTGCTGCTTTGTTAGCATCATATAATGTTCCTGCTGAATATGTCACTGTATTCGTTGCTGACGAAGAAGAAAAGGTTAAATATCAACAAGCGCTTAAAGATTCGCCATATGTCGGTAATATTGTTGTTGGCGTAGTTGGCATGGGCGCTATCCGAAACTTTATCCGAGATCACTATGATGAAGGTGAGTTTATTGTCAACCTAGACGATGATTTGACTTCATTCAAAACTAAGGATCCTGAAAATGAAAAGAAGTTCGGTGAAGTTGTAGATCCTATCAAAGAAATATTTGAGCCAATGTATCATGCCATGATTGAGAATAATAACACATTATGTGGTGTTTATGCTGCCTCAAATCCATTCTTCATGAGTTATAAAACCAAGGTTGGCTTGTATTATTGTATTGGCTCTTGTTGGGGTAGTATAAATTCTCATGACCCAGATTTATATGTGCAGCTTGACGATAAGGAAGACTTTGAGCGTACACTACAACATTATGTGAAAGATGGTTCAGTATGTCGTCTTGATAATATCACTGTTATCTCTAAATATTATACTGAAGACGGTGGGATGCAGGTTGAGCGAACTGTTGAGCGCATTGATTTGTCAGCTGATGCTTTGGTCGAACGCTATCCCGACCTATGTACCAAATATGTTAGAGAAACCACTGGCCATGCTGAGTTGCGACTAAAAGACAGGTCGGGCGGTAAGTATGATAAGTCAGGAAATTCATTAGAATCATTTTTTTAGAATTTTGTAATAAAGCAGTAATGTTTTGTTATAAATAAGTGCGGATGTCCGAGAGGAGTCCTACAATTACCTTGCTAAACAAACTAGGAGGTCAAAATGACTAAAAACGCAATAAAAGGTATGCATGTCCCACGCTCGCTATTTCTTGGATTCGAGCATCTATTTGATGAGCTGGAAAGAATCCATGGAGCGGGGCGATCTCAAGATAATTACCCACCACACAATGTAGTCAAAGTAGATGACGAAAGGTTCGACATCGAGATGGCTGTTGCTGGTTTTTCAATGGAAGAACTTGATGTTACGGTAAAGGATGGAATTTTAGTGGTCAAAGGTGATCCGCTAGATTCTATAGAGAGGCAGTATATCCATAAAGGTATATCGTCACGCAAATTCGAGAAGAGCTTCCGAATCTCAGAATTTGTGGTAATCGATGGTGCCGATTTGAGGGATGGGATGCTCGTGGTGAATGCCAGGATTGAACTTCCCGAAGAGCGGAGACCCAGGAAGATCGCGATACGATCTACTGGGCATCAGGAATAGCAATTATTCCGAAGTGAATCAGTAGGTTGTTAACCAAAACAATTTACTGGAGAGACGCATGAAAAAACATGACTATCGAAAGATCGGAATCGCAGCTGAAGCAATCATCCTAGTGAGCGTTGTTAACTTAATTGCTCCTTTCGTGATGATTTACCACGCTGCTGCTTTCTGATTGAAGAAAACTGGGGGGGGTGACATTCGTTGCCCCCATCCTTATATTTTTTAGTTATATGCATATAACGAAATATTTTATAAAAAAAGAAAAAAATACTTTACATTTGTCGCATTATCGTCCATAATAGCCTTGTAAATTGATAGGTATCTTATATGACTAATGTTGCTTCTAAAGAAATTCTCGCTCGACTTCTCGCTAATGAGAATATTATAGTGAATCATGATCGCGTTCCTACTCCATCTTTTAATGTGCGTGACCGAATACTAACTCTTCCTCAGTGGGATGATATGGCAACTGACACTTATGATCACTTCGTTGGTCATGAAGTTGGTCATGCCCTTTATACTCCTGAAGAAGGATGGCATGAGAGCGTATCTGAAAGAGGTCAAACCTATCGTTCGTTTCTGAATGTAGTTGAAGATGCTCGTATCGAAAAAATGATTCAAGCTCGATATCCTGGACTTCGTCGCTCGTTTATCTCATCTTATAAGCGTTTGCTTGCTGAGGGATTCTTCGGTGCCGATCTAGAAACTATTAATACCTATGGTCTGATTGACCGAATTAATACTTACTTCAAATGTGGACCTTTGGCTGGCGTTCGTATCGACAAGTCAGAAATGGCATGGGTCAAGGAGATTGAAAAGCTGGAAACTTGGGAACAAGTTGTCGATGTTACCGATCGCCTTTATGATTTCATTATGGGCGAGCAAGCCAAACTTGATGAAGAGATTGAACAGTCAATGTCTCAAGAACCAGATGATGAGTATGGTGATGACGAAATGGAAGATTTCGGTGATCTCGAATCAGACGATGGGGAAGATGATGGTGACAGCGATGGGTTTGGTAACTATGAATCTGATGAAGATGGTGAAGAAGATGAAGGCGGTAGTTCTGGTCCAAACAATGGTGAAGAATCTGATGAAGGTGATGACGATTCTGCTTCTGAGACTGGCTCAAACGGTGCTGGCAAAGGCGATCAAGATGACCGAATGAGTTCTAAAACTGATTCAAATCTAAGAAAATCCATCGAGCAAGAGTTCGGAGATAAATCTGATATAGCATATTCAAATATCACTCTGAATGATGCTCCAGTTGATTCGTTGATTGTTGATTATAAGACTCTTTTAAATGAAATTCTGAGCACTACCCCAGACGCGTCTAGACCGTATAATGACCAGTGGGAATGTAATAAAAAGGCTCTAAAATCTGGTAAGGTTTATTATGATAGATTTCTAAAAAATAATAAAAGTTCTATCAACTATATGGTCAAAGAGTTTGAGATGAAGAAATCTGCTTCAGCTTATTCTCGTCAGACGGTTTCTAAAACTGGTGTTATTGATCCTTTGAAGATGAATTCTTACAAGTTTAATGATGACATTTTCCGCAAAGTTACAACGACTCAAGATGGAAAGAGTCATGGAATGATTATGTATGTTGACTGGTCTGGATCAATGGTCGATGATCTTGTCAATACTGTTGACCAATTGTTGAACCTTGTCCACTTCTGTAGGCAGGTTAGCATTCCTTTTCGCGTGTTTGCGTTTACTGACCGATTCGACGATGCGGACTATGGAAGAGCTAAAGTTGATGTTGGCACTTCGAAATATGGTTGGGGATTCAGGTTGGTTGAATATTTTAATAGCGACATGAAGAAAGTTGATTTCATTAAAGCGTGTCATGCGATATTGGCTATAGCCAAGTATGCCTCGTCGTGGGGTAGAAATAGTTACTATGAACTTCCTAATGTATTAGATTTGGGTGGCACTCCTCTAGATGATGCTATTGTTGCTGCCATTAAAGTTCACGAAATGTTCCAGAAAAAGCATCGTGTTGATATTGTGAACACCATCTTCCTGACTGATGGCGATAGCCACCCAATGGAAGCTCAAACAGATTGCGGTGTGGAAAGGCTGTCATCGATGTTTGATCATAGAGGAAACTGGAGAATTTTGTATCTTAACGATCCAGTCACCAAAAAACGATATAGAGTCATGGGTCCACGAGGTCAACAAACCGCTGCATTATTGAAAATGTATCGTGACCGAACTGGTTCAACTACTATTGGTTACCGAATTGTTCCTTCCAGTTTGAGAGGATTTGTTCACTCTATGCCTTCTCAAGTTGACTATACAGATAGACATCTCCTCCATAAGGAAATGAAGAAAGCTAATTTTGTTGTTTTGCCAACTTCGCTTGGTTATGATAGAGCTTATGCTATCGCTGGCGGCAAGAATCTTAAAACTTCAAATGGCGCAATTTTGGTTGAGGATGATGCTTCTAAATCTAAAATTAGGACTGCTTTTAAGAAAGCAAATAATTCTAGGAAAGGATCTAGAAAACTTCTGAGTGATCTCATTTCTATAGTGGCATAAGTGAGAGTTATGATCAGTATAACTAAATGAAATGAAAATTGCTTTACATTTGTGATGAATTTTAGTATAATAGCTGTATAAATTGAAAGAGAGAGATGATTATGAATAGTGTTGAAGTTTTGAAATCTGCGTTAGTTGATCGGTTCGGTAATTCTGCCCTTCGCCCAGCGCAGATCAAAGAAGTTGCTAGGGAACTCGGAATGGCCGATGCTCCCAATGCGTTTTTTAAGAAAGATCTTAAAGTGGGATATGGTCTTTACAACTTGCCAGGATCTGCTCCTGCTCCAGTTGCTGAAGAGCCTGCTCCTGTTGCTGCTCTTCAACCTAATGCGTTGGTCAAAGATCTAAATGTAGAGACCGATGGGTTTACTGAGAACTTGATTCCATCTAAAGATCCGTTGTTTGTTCCTTTCGGAAACTTCAATACTCTGAAGAAAGTTATCGGTTCCAAACTTTTCTACCCAACTTTTATCACTGGTCTTTCTGGCAATGGTAAGACATTCTCGGTTGAGCAAGCCTGTGCTCAGTTGAAGCGCGAAGTTATCCGCATCAACTTTACCATTGAAACTGACGAAGATGACCTGATTGGTGGGTTTCGTTTGATCGATGGCGATACGCGATTCTTCAAAGGTCCAGTTATCAAAGCAATGGAGCGTGGCGCGGTTCTGCTTCTTGACGAGATTGACTTGGGTAACCCTGCCAAAATAATGTGCCTACAGTCTATTCTTGAGGGGAAAGGATACTTTATTAAAAAGACTGGTGAGTTTATCGAACCTGCTCCTGGATTTACAGTAGTTGCTACTGCCAACACTAAAGGTAAGGGATCTGAGGATGGTCGCTTTATCGGTACTAATGTGTTGAATGAGGCATTCCTTGAGCGTTTCCCTGTGACCGCTGAGCAGGAATATCCAACTCCTGGTGTTGAGAAACGCATCTTGAAAGCTGTGTTTAAAGATTTGGGTCTCGATGACAGTGAGTTTATTAATAAGCTGACCGACTGGGCTGATATCATCCGAAAGACTTTCTTTGATGGTGGTATTGATGAGTTGATCTCCACTCGCCGACTGGTTCATATTGCTAAAGCCCATAAGATTTTTGGTGATCGAATGACAGCTATCGACATGTGTATCAATCGCTTCGATGAAGATACCAAAACTTCATTCCGAGATTTGTACTCGAAAATCGATGCGGATGTTGATCAAAATAATAGCAATGACGATGAACTTGCAAACGATGACACTTAAATGCACTGGAAGTGAGTCTACTCCAGAAATTAAAAAGTTGACATTATTGGGTTTATATTGTATAATAAATGAAACGAAACGAAAGGAAAGTTATGAATGAATCTTGAAATTGAATTGAGTGAGTTGCGGAAACGCAAGCTCTTTGTTGCTACTCCCATGTACGGTGGAAACTGTCATGGGATGTATGCCAAGTCTTGTGCTGAGTTGTCAAAACTTTGCGCTCTTTATGAAGTTGATCTGAAGTTCTTTTATCTTTTCAATGAATCATTAATCACGCGCGCTCGCAACTATTGCGTTGATGAGTTTATGCGGAGCGATTATACGCATTTAATGTTTATTGATTCTGACATTGGGTTTGATGCGAATGATGTTCTTTCTTTGCTCGCTATTATGAATCCCGATGATGAAGAACCAAAAGAAATAATGTGTGGACCATATCCCAAGAAAACTATTGCTTGGGAGAAGATAAAGCGTGCGGTCGATAAAGGATTTGCTGACGAGAATCCTGGAAACCTTGAGAAGTTTGTCGGGGACTATGTATTCAATCCAACTGACAATACTACTGAAATCGCTATCCATGAGCCTTGTTCGGTTCTTGAAGGTGGTACAGGGTTTATGATGATTCATCGGTCAGCGTTTGATAAATTCGCAAAAGCATATCCTGACTACTCATACTTGCCAGATCATGTTCGGACTAAACATTTTGATGGCTCTCGAGAAATCATTATGTATTTCCAAGCATTGATTGATGAAAAGAGTAAACGATATTTGTCTGAAGATTATATGTTCTGTCAGTGGATGCGAGAAATTGGAGTTAAGACTTGGCTGTGCCCTTGGATGAAATTGATGCATACTGGTTCTTATACTTTTGGCGGTTCTTTATCTGATATTGCTGCGCTTGGAGCTTCAGCTACAGCTGACATTGAAGAAGTAGGAAAGATGAAGTCATGAGAAATTCCAAAGAAATTAAGAAAATAGAATATAAGTTCCGCGAAGATGAACTGTTTGCTGAGTTTTCTGCCTATATTGCTTCGACCTATAATGGTCATTATGGTCAGGGAGGGTTGCAGACATCTGAAATTATTATTGATCGTGGTCATGGTATTGGCTTCTTTTTAGGTAATGTGGATAAGTATAGTGGAAGATATGGTAAGAAGGGATCTCCTGCTGATCACCGCAAGGATTTGATGAAGATTATCCATTATGGTTTTCTTGCTCTATATGAGCATGATCGTTTGAATGATATTAACATTGAGGAATAATATAATGAAATTAAGTGAAAGCACCGTTGATGTTTTGAAAAACTTTTCAACAATCAACCCATCTTTGGTATTCAAGCAAGGCAATCTGCTTCGAACAGTATCGCCACAAAAGAATATCTTAGCATCGTCTGTAGTTGCTGAGCAATTCCCTGTTGACTTTGCAATCTATGAGCTGAATCAGTTTTTGGGATTGACGAGCTTGTTTGAAAATGGGGACATTCAGTTCAATCAAAAGGATCTTGAGATATCCGAAGGATCTAGCAAATGTAAATATACTTACACCGATCCTTCTATGGTAACAGCTCCACCCGATAAGGATTTGGTGTTGCCTTCTTCCGAAGTTAATTTCGACATGAGTAAGGAAACTCTGAAGAGGGTTGTTAATGCAGCAAACCAGCTTGGTCTTCCAGAAATTGCTGTTCGTGGTGATGGCACTACTATTGGTTTGGTTGCGACTGATAGTAAGAACCCATCGACAAATGAGTATTCTGTTGCAGTCACATCTTCAACCGTTGAAGCTCCTTTGGAAAAGTTTTGTTTTATTTTTAAAACAGATAACTTTAAATTTATTTCTGACGACTATGTTGTACAGATTTCTTCTAAAGGAATTTCGCACTTCAAGGGCGAGAGAGTAGAATATTGGGTTGCCACTGAAGCTGGCAGCACTTATGGCGACTAAGAAGGTATTTCTAGAGATAGGCACTTGTGATTTTGACACTTGCCTGCCTTTATGCCAAGGGGACTGGCGAGGGTATATGATTGAAGCTAATCCTAGATATGCTTCTGCTATTGCCCAAGAGTGTCATGATGCTGCTGCTGACATAGAAGTCTATAATTGCGCGATCTCTGATTATGATGGTGATATAGAAATGATCACTTCTAAAACTGAGGGAATGCCTGATTGGGTGAGAGGAATTAGCCACATATCCTCAAAGAATCATAAGGGTGCGCGATTATTGGAAAATGAGAAGAACTTAAAGTTTGCTGGAGAAAAAATAACAGTTCCGTGCATGACTTTAGATTCTTTTATTGAACAAGCTGAGATTGATCATTTAGATCTTTTGAAGGTTGATGTTGAAGGTCATGAGATGAATATTTTTGGTGATTATTCTTGGAATTTGAAACCTTCTTTGGTCAAGGTTGAACATTCTCATATTGATGAAAAGCCTCTTGTGGAAATTTTATCTCGTGAGGGATATCTTGTTTGGGTTGAACGAAATGATATTTATGGAGTATTGAAATGAATATAAATGACTTGATTAAAAACCTGCAATCAGGTATAGTAGAAGTAACTTTTGAAAAAATAAACAATGGCGGTACTCGAATAATGCCTTGTACATTGAACCCTGACATTATTTCTGAAGAAACTGGTTCAAGAATTGAAGTCAATTCCGTTGATCCTTCTTCAGATCATGTTGCTGTTTGGGGTTGTGATGTGAGGAATTGGAGGTCGTTTCGGGTGTCAACTGTGACAGGCTGGAAACCTTTGCCTGATTTTACTATGGGAGAACATCATGAAGCCACGCTATGAGTTTATCGCTCATCCTTATAAGTGTGAGTATGGGTCGTCAGTAAATACTGAAATTCGCCATACAATTTTAGATAGAGACATATCTCTCGGTGAAATTCTAGATGAACTGACCACTTTCCTCAGAGCTGCTGGCTATCAAATTGATGAGAATTATCATTTAGATATTGTGAATAAATTTGGAGATGATGATGCTTGAAGAATTCCTATGGGTTGAAAGATACAGACCAAAAACGGTTTCTGACACTATTCTTCCCGATTCTTTGAAGAAAACCTTCCAGACATTCGTTGATAATAATAATGTTCCGAACCTTCTTCTGACTGGCACTGCTGGAGTTGGTAAAACCACAATAGCAAAAGCCATGCTCGAAGAGTTGGGTTGCGACTATATTGTAATCAATGGTTCTGACGAGGGTCGATTGATTGACACTCTGCGTACAAAGATTAAGGGATTCGCATCTTCTATGTCTTTGGCTGGCGGTAGGAAGTATGTCATTCTCGATGAAGCTGATTACTTGAATGCTGAAACTGTACAGCCAGCACTCCGCAACTTTATGGAAGAATACAGCGCTAACTGCGGATTCATAATGACTTGTAACTTTGCTAACAAGATTATTGAGCCGTTGCGGTCGCGATGTTCTGTTGTTGAGTTTAAGATGACTCCTGACGACAAACCTAAACTGGCAGGGGAATTCTTCAAACGAGTTTGTGGCATTCTAACCGAACAGAATGTCGAGTTTGAAAAGGCAACTGTTGCTGAAGTGGTCAAGCGATATTTCCCTGACAACCGTAGAGTGTTGAATGAGTTACAAAGATATGCTGCCACTGGTAAGATTGACACTGGTATTCTAGTCAATTTTTCCGATTTGAGTATGAAGCAATTAATGGAATCTATGAAAGCTAAGGAGTTCACAAAGGTTCGTAAATGGGTTGCTCAAAACTGCGATGGTGATACAACTGCAATCTTCCGTAAAATTTATGATACTGCGAATGAATTTGTAAAACCAAATAGCGTTCCTCAACTGGTAGTCACTCTTGCCGATTATCAATACAAGGCTGCATTTGCTGCAGATCCTGAAATAAATATGATGGCGCTGATGACTGAGTTGATGATTGACTGTGAATGGGTATAATAAAATGAAAGATACTAATATTGAAGATTCCCTTAAAGTGAGCGAAAACGAAGATGGTTCGTTCACTTTTGAATGGGATAAAGACGATCCTCGGTATGAGCACTTTAATGATATGACCGAAGAACAATTTTCATCTTATCTAAACGATTTGTTAGGAAAATACATAAAAGAACGCATGGAAGAAAATCAAGTTGAATAGTATAATTTACGATTTTGAAACGCTAAGTCAAAATATGATAACAGGCGCTGCTGTAAGTTTGGCTTGTCTGGAGTTTGACACCAATCGTTATACACAGGGTGACGGTTATTCTTACGAAGAACTTTTAGAAAACGCAAAAACAATCAAGTTCAATGTAGAAGAACAGGTCAAAAAGTATGGTAGGACAATACAGAAAAGCACCTTAGACTGGTGGAAAAAGCAGGGAGCAGAAGCGCAGAAACAGCTGCAACCTTCTGACGATGATGTTTCTATTTCTGAGTTACATAATTGGTTGACTACAAATTTTGACATACCATCAGCTAAAGCTGTGTGGACTCGAGGAAATACATTTGATCCAATATTTCTGAGGACTATACTTGAATCTGTTGGCGATGCTGATCCCTTTACGCAATGGTGGGCGATAAGAGATACAAGGTCTTTTCTAGATGGGATGTTGTATGGTTCTGATATCAAAAATACATTTGTCCCCGATGAACTGGGAGAAAAGTTTATAGGTCACGACCCGAAGCATGATATTGTCATGGATGTTATGCGTATGCAATACTTGGCTAGACTTGATTTTCGAGAGGATCTGTAGTATAATGAGTAAGTGGTGGAGAATATGGGCAAAGTCTCTTGGTGAGAAAGTAGGAGAGACAGACCGACAAGCTAATGCGGTTGCTGCAATTAGAACCTTTTGGTGGATAACTCATATTGTCACTTGCTTTATGATTATTATTGGAAACGCAACAAATTTAGGTTGGTTATGAGTTATGAATCCGTTTGATTATATAAATTCCATCAATACGACCAAAAAGAATTTGATGGTTGGAACTGAAAATGATCAGTTAGCTGAAAAAGGATATGACCCATTCTTGACCAATCGGGCGCTTTCCTACCACAATGACACCATTGGTTTCGCCAATGAAATGAATACCCGACACTATCTTGATAAAAAGCCACAGTTCGATTTTTTGCTGAACATTGTTAGACCCAAAAAGAGATTCGCTAAGTGGGCGAAGAAACATAAAGATAGTGATGTTGATGTCATTAAAGAGTATTATGGTTATAGTGACATCAAAGCTAGGCAGGTTTTGTCAATATTGACTGATGAAAATATAGCGGAGATACGGGAAAAGGTCGATAAGGGCGGAAAGGTATAGAATTTGACCTCCAATAATCTATTTTTATAAATATCGTTAGACCCATGAGTGGGTGAAGAATCAGAAAGATAATTGATATAAGAAAAAGAATAGATAAAGGCGGTCGCGATGCTACAAAGCATGATAGAGGTTCATCTGAAAAATGATGACGATTTTCTAAAAGTTCGAGAGACTCTGACTAGAATTGGTGTTGCCTCTCACAAAAACAAAACAATCTACCAATCCTGTCACATCCTTCATAAGCAAGGAAAATACTACATAGTACACTTCAAAGAGTTATTCGCATTAGATGGGAAGCCAAGTAATTTTGGCGAAGATGATATTTCTAGGCGAAACACTATCGTCAATTTATTGGCTGAGTGGGGATTAATAACTGTTGTTCAACCCACCAAAAGTAAAGAACCTGTTGCGCCATTGAACCAAATTAAGATCCTACCATTTAAAGAAAAGAATGACTGGAATCTTGAGGCGAAGTATAATATAGGAAAAAAAGTTTAAAATTATTGAGGAATTGAGTATGACCAATTTTATGAAAGTGAAAAAATTTATGGATACTTTTGGGCAAGAAGTGAAAAGTAAGCCAGAATATGCGGGGATTGATGTTTGTGCGTTGAGATACGAGTTAATTCGTGAAGAATTACAAGAGCTATATGATGCCATGGGTCAGAAAGATATGGTTGAAATTGCTGATGCGCTAACTGATTTATTGTATGTGGTATATGGGGCAGGACATTCTTTCGGGATCGACCTTGATGCTTGTTTTCAACATGTTCATGATTCCAATATGAGCAAGTTGGGCGAAGATGGCAAACCAATATATCGTGAAGATGGGAAAATATTAAAAGGTCCAAATTATTGGGCGCCTGATATGAAACAATTTGTGGAGGAATCATGAAGTTATCAAAGAATTTTACTCTAGCTGAGTTTACAAAAAGTCAAACTGCTGAGCGTAGAGGTATTGACAATACACCAACCGATGAGCATTTAGTGCGAGCAAGGTTGTTGTTTGAAAATGTTGTACAAAAAGTTAGAGATCATTTTGGTCCAACTGTAATAAATAGTGGATATAGGGGTGCTGAGTTGAATGCTGCGGTTGGGGGAAGCGATCGCTCTCAACACTGTAAGGGGCAGGCTGCAGATATTGAAGTTCCAGGTGTTCCAAACTATGATTTAGCAGAATGGATTAAAGACAACTGTGACTTTGATCAGCTAATATTGGAAGGATATAAAGAAGGAATCCCAGACAGCGGTTGGGTTCATGTATCATATGTTGGACCTGATGAGAATAGGAAATCAATTCTAACTGCTGATTTTTCTTCTGGTAAAGTAAAATACAGTATGGGTCTACCAAAATAAAAAGAATATGGAAAGTTTTTTAGAAATCTTAGATGTTGGATTTCCTATAGCATCAGCGTTGGCTGGTGGGTTTTTCGTATTCTTGACATTAAGGTTTATTTTAGATGGAGCTTTGAGCGATATTAAAACTCAGCGAGGGTTTGTTAAATCGCTCGATAATAGAATAAAGACCATGAATAATGAGTTAATTAGAATTGATTTATTGATAAGCCATGCTTTTGATATAAAGCCAGATCTAGATAGAATTGCTAGAGCTGATGGTCAAAAAGACGCTAGGAAGGATTGATGGAATTTGATATTGTCGATTTAATTAATACCTATGGATTTCCAATTATTGCTTGTATAGGGTTGGGGTATTTCATATATTACGTTTGGCAATGGGTTACTGAATCAGTTGATCCTGTGGTTGAAGAATCGCATATGACTTTGATTGCCCTGATAGACAGAGTCAGAATGTTAGATAATGATTTAATCAGAATAAAAACAAAATTAGATTTAATATTACAACAAAAAGAAAATGACAGCGATAGCGAGAGTCAAGAATAGTTTAATCTTCCTTTTCTTCGTCTCTTCTTTGGTTGTTGGTTCAGAAATTGTTCATAAGTTTAAAAGTCCATCATTTAGTGGTATTGGTGCGGGCGCTCACTATTTGACAATTGAGAATCAAGAACACAGTAGAAAGAAAGCCATTGAAGATGCGCTCGAAGCAGCTAGGAAAGCCGCAGAAAGAGAAGCTGAAAATACAACACTTGCGAAATTCATAAGGAATTTGGAAAGCAGGATCTACGCACAATTATCTAAACAGTTAGTTGATAATATGTTCAGCAACGAGGATGCTGTGACATTTGGTTCATTTACTCTAGAAGGATCTGTTGTAACTTATGAAGTGCTGACCGCAGATAACGGTGAAGATTACATTCATATGCGTATTGTAGATAATCAAGGAACGGAAACTGTAATCGAGATACCGATCGGAACAGGAAACTTTGGTACAACTGGTACTGGAGATATCGATGCGGGCGTTTAAGCTACTGCCATTTTTGTTTTTGGTAGGTTGCGCTCAGATTCCGCAGTGGTCGGATCAGCCAGAACAGTGTTCTAATGATGAAGAATATCTTTGGGATAGATTTAAGTCTCGCAAATATATTTGCGTTGATCATCCCGAAGTTGTTGAGCTGCCAGCGTATATACAATTATTGAATGTGCCACCAGCAAAAAAGAAACCAGTGGTTGCTGTTTATGGGTTTGCTGATAAAACAGGACAAAGAAAGGCGAGGGAAGGTATAGCTGATTTTAGCACAGCGGTTACTCAGGGTGGAACTGAAATGCTAATTGATGCCCTAAAGACTGCTGGCGGTGGCACTTGGTTTAGGGTTGTTGAAAGGCAAGGGATTGATAACCTTATACGGGAGCGACAAATTATAAGAAGCGCTCGCCAAGAATATGCTGACGAGAAATCGAAGAATGTTGGTCCACTTCTATTTGCTGGGATGATAATAGAAGGAGGTATTATTGGTTATGATTCAAACATTCAGACAGGAGGTCGAGGAGCAAGAACATTAGGAATTGGGTTTACTAGGCAATATCGTAAAGATGTTGTTACGGTTTCCATAAGAGCAGTTTCTGTTCTGACTGGAGAAGTTTTGTTAAATGTCCAAAGCAGAAAAACTATTTTGAGTTATGGTTCTGGTGGGGACTTATTTAGATTTTATGAACAGGGAACGCAATTGGTTGAGTATGAAGACGGAGTGGGTAATAATGAGTCTGTGACATACGCAGTGCGTACTGCCATTGAGGCAGGCGTGCTAGAACTAATACATCAAGGGCACGATAGAGGCTTTTGGGTAGTTGATGAGGATGTTGAGTAAATATCCTCTAGGAGAAAAAAAGAAGATGAATAGGTACTTAATAGGGCTGGTGAGTTTGTTTCTCACAAGTTTAGTTTTTGGTGCTGCTTCTGATGATAATGAAATTAATATAGAACAAAGCGGTGATACGCTAACAATTTATATTGATCAGGTTGGCTATGGTAACAAGATTGGTGCTGACGATTTCTCTTCATCGTCAAGCGCATCAGCTATTACTGGTTCTTCGTTGACTTTTGACATCGATCAAATCGGTAATGGAAACTTGTTGTTTGGTAGTTTGACAGCCGATAGTTCTACTTACAATATGAGTTGGACTGGCGACAGCAACTCATGGGATTGGAACATAGGTTATGTTGGTTCTGCTGATTCTACAACTGTTGATGTGGATATCACGGGCGACAGTAACACTATGGACTTTGACCAAGGTTATGTTTCTAGCGCAGAAAGACTTGATTTAGATTTGACTGTCATCGGTTCTAGTAATGTTTTTGATGTTGATGTAGAAACTGACGATGTTACTTGGAACTTTGACATAACTGGTAGCTCTAATAATATAAACACACTTCAAAATGATGGATTCTATCAATCTCTCACAGTTGAGTTGGATGGCGATAGTGCTGATATTGATATAAACCAGATTAGTGGCACTTGTCCCACAGGCATTACCACATGTAAAGGTATTGTGACACTAGATGTGACATCTGATAATGCTACTATTCAAATCAATCAGAAAGATACAGCTAACGATAGTTAATTCAATTCTACTCGTGGGAGTGGCTTCTGCTGCTCCCATTGGTGGAGTTGTAGAATCTACAGGAGTTGGTTCTTTAGAAAGAGAAACTTCTGATGTAGTTGAAGCGAAGGTTGGCGCAGAAATAAAATTAAACGACACTGCCCAAACAGCAAAAGGCAGGATGCTCATCAAGTTCTTAGATGACGCAGAATTATCCCTAATCGAACACACTAAAGTTTACATCGACAAAGTCTATTACGACCCCAATCCCAGTAAATCTAAAATGGTCATGAAAATGGCGCTCGGAACTGCAAGATTTGCTTCTGGACGAATGGGTATGGTTCCCAAAAAAAATATAGATATATCAACTCCAACTGCTACTATTGCTGTTCGTGGTACAGATTTCACAACCACAATTGACGAATTGGGAAGATCGCTGATCATTCTATTACCAGATGAAAACGGAGAACCTTCTGGTGAAATACTGGTATCAAATGAGGCAGGTTCTATCACTCTTAAAGAAGCATATGCGGCAACTATGGTTTCCAGCATATCAACCCCACCGACAATGAAGGTGGTGATTGAAAATATAACCCCATCAATAATTGATAATATGTTTATTGTCAATCCACCGCAGGAAGTGAGAAGGGCGATAGAAGAACAAGTTGCGGACGATCAACAATTTGATATGGGCGCTTTAGATATGGACTTTCTAGAATTTAATGAATTGGAAAAGGGCATTGATGAGTATTACAAAGATGACGAATATACAAGGTTGGATTATGATGCGCTGGGTGTTGATTTTCTAGTTGACCTTTTGGACGTTGTCGAAGAATTGATCAGAACTATGGACAATCTCGAAGATGTTCAAGAAGAATCTGGCTCTGGTGATATTAATTTAAAAGGAGCGATTTGGGGATATAATCAGGACAGTCAATACAATGTGTTTAAAGAAGATGGCGGGATAGTATTCTATAGGAATGTTAATGGTGTTATTAATTTGAAATTTGCATCTGGGGGTTCAATAAGAGTTGATACCGATGTTGAGGGATATTCCGGAACAATTACCGCAGATGGGGGCGATGACATTCTTGTGGTCATCAAACAACAGAACTAAATATCGTTATGAAGAAGTTACTATTATTTTTTATTTGCTCCTCTGTATTTGCTGATAATGAATTGACTATCAAGCAAGTGGGAGATAATTTTGATCTTACAGTGGATCAAGTCGGATATTCAAATGTAATCAGACGGTGGCAAACAACTGATACTGGTATTGATGGCGCAGATAATACTATAGAGATAAAACAATTTAAGGGTAGTGGCAGCGCAAGTGATAAAAATGTTTTAGAAATAAGAAAGATATCAGGAACTGGAAATAACTTCGCATTAGGGCAAGGATATGTTGTAGATTCGAATGGTAATTTTAGTTGGGATGGGGTTGAATACGGAGACACATTCGCGCATATCAATGTGACTGGCGACTACAATGATGTCACAATGCAACAAACAACAGGCGGTCAAGATCCTGGCGGTCATAGATAT